GTGATTCCTGTCACGATAGGGGCTCTTTGGGTCAGACTGCGCGGCACGGATTTTCGCGCGAGCATCGTCTACCGTGACTACGGATCCACCAGAGCGGCCTCCGCTGCCCCCGCTATCAGATTCGGAAATAGACATGCCGATATTGGAAACAGCCCGGAATATGCCGGGGTTCTTATCCAGCAGACCGCGAATGGTATTGGCGTCATCAGCGGTAAAGAACTTTGTCAACGCGATTTCAGCGGCACCCTTCCGTCGATCATACTCTGCGCCGTATTCAGAACGAAGAGCCACCGCCGTTTTTTCGGCAGCCTCCTTCTCGCTCTCGGTTAGCTTCCCTATTCGCTCCTTCTGGTCGGCCACCATCCAGTTGAAAATCGCCGACGCCTGGTCTGTGGTGAGATTGGCATGATGCGCTGCTGAGCGGAACGCCTTAACCGCCTCTTCATTCAGCGGTACGTCCTTCGCCTCAAGCGCATACTTGTCCGCCGAATCAGGACGGCCAATGCGGGAAAAAAACTTTGCACGGTCTTCTTCCGAAGCACCATCGCCGGGTACACGCACCATCCCGCCAACCATGGACTTCGTGTCAATGAAAGCCCGCGCAAGCCCGGTAATGTCCTTGATATCCTTGAGTGCATCGTGGCTACGCAGGTCTTCGGGGAGGGTCTCATGGAATTCAGCCATTACTCACTATCCTTGTTTTTGTTGAGAACTGCCTGCTCGAACTCGTGCAGGTCAATGGAAGCCATGCGGGCAATCCGCAAATAGACAGCACGTTCGCCTTCACGAAAAGCAGTCCCATCAGGGCTGCCCTGTATAAAGCTCGAACGCTTGCCGAAAGAGTGGTAGAGATCAATGAGAACTTCGCGACCGGATGGAGTCGAAAATACATGCCGGTATGCGTCGTAGATCTTCTGGACTTTTTCATCTAGCTTCATGCAGAACCTTGCGCCTGTGCCTTTGCCAACTTCTCTGCAGTCTGGGACTGGACCAAGCCAAGCTGCGCCTGCTGGGCCTGCTGCTGTTGCTGGGACCGTTGCTCTCGAAGATCCTGGACCGTCTTGTCGTCGCGCATGACATTGCGCGGCACATCCAGGTTTTCGGCGTAGAGCCTGACAATATTGTCGGTATCAACCCGATCGAATGCTCCCGGATCGACGTTAGCAATCCCGGCAACGCCAGCAAGCCAGCGGTCGACAGCCGCAACTTCCGACATGCGTTCGGAACGGGAAAGAGGACCAGAATAGTGAACTTCGATCTCGTACCCCTGCAATTTAGCAGGGATCTCTGGGAATGCACCGCCATCAAGCATCATGTTGAATGCCCGGCGGGTAAGAGGGTTAAGAAACTCAGTCTCCATGCGGCCAAGAGTCGGGCCCAGAACACGCTGCATAAGCTCTACGCGGGTGCGTATTTCCTCGGCAGTCATCCTGTCAGATTGCGGCAATTCAAGCTGGTCAGCAAAGAAAGCCTGGCGAACCGACTGCCGAAGCTCCGCGAACTGCAGGCGGCTTGTATCGGGGCGGCTGCGTGATTCATAGAACCAGAGCGAATCCTTGTCACGTACAACCGTCCCCTGCCCCGGACGAAGGTCGACATTCCCGATAACCCCTTCATCTTCAATGAACCAGGGCGGGTCAAGCGACTTCTCCCAGTCCATCAGGGAAAGTTCGGTCCCCTTGTCGAGAACCTTGAGATCGGCAAGGGCAACGTCGCCCGGTCCGCGCCCGTAGCATTCTCCCGCGTTTTTCGTCCACCGGGAGACATAAACAGGAAATTCGTCGTAGCCGCCCTCTTCAACAATCGTCTCGCTCTCAAGGCAGATATGAACCGAAGCATACTTCTTGTTCAGTTGGTCGACCTTGGTTTCATCCCGGTCGGATCGCGGAAGGATCCAATGAATGAACCCAAACCGCGTCGTCACATCCCGCTTTTCAATGGCGTCCTTGATTTTCTTCGGAAGCTTCCCCTCGCCGTAACGGCTGCGGGCCTGCAGGGCCGTATACATCAGCAGGCAACACCAGCTATCAACCATCCCTTCGTCGTTTTCCTCGAAGATATACGACTCGATTGGATAGGACGTGAACCGGAACCCGTTGAACCGTTCCTTCCCGCGAGCCTTCTCGTGGAAAAGCGCAGCGGTGCCAAAGCCAGTGATATCCAGATAGAACTCATGGCACTGGCTATGGAAGTTGGAGGAATTGAACTGCCTCCAAAGACGCACGGAACATTCGCGGAGCCACGCCTGAACCTCGGCGTCTTTTGACAGCTCTTCCGAATCAGGGCCCGCGCCAAGCCGGAGGTCGAACCAGCGGAAGGCTCGGGACGTAAGCGTCCCCTGCAAGTTGGCGGCAAGGATCTCGTGCGCATGCATCCCGGTCGATGTATATCGATCCTTGTGGATCTTCGTCCCCGGCGTCTTCCTGTGCGTGATGTTGCCTTTTCGCGGGATCAGATGGTCGGCAATCTCCTGCCAGGCCGGCTCCCAATAAGCCCTTGTGTTTTTCCCCGCGTTATAGCGGTCGACAAGATCCTTGGCCGAGAGTGCCATTTTCTACCTACCGGAAAATACTGTGGTCACGGATAGTCTTGGCGATGGGTGCGAACCCAACCGGGATCGGCTTTCTGGCAAAGCGCAGTGACATTACAGCATAACGCATGGCGTCCATAAGGTCATCGCGTTCTTTTACTATCCTGCCTTCCTTGCGGTGGTAAAGCCTAAACTCTTCAAACACGTCTTTCAAGTGAGAAGCTATTTTCAGCCGGCCGGTCTGCATTCGCTCCAATACTACGGCGATACCTGCTTCCACAGAATAGCCACCTTCCTCGAACTGGGAATGCTCCTTGAGCATCTTCACGCCCTTCTTGCGCCACAGGTCGGCGATAGGCTCTCCAGACTGCCGGTCGTGCTTATTGCCGTCATGCGGCCACGCCACCGGGATATGCTGCCCCTTGTCGCGGAACGCTCCAATATGAACGTCGAGCTTCTCCTTGGAGCGCTTGTATGCGTCATAGAAGTAGATCGTATCTGTATCACGGTCCCAGCGAAGCCACATGCCGGCGACGGGGTGGTCCCAATCAGCAAAGTCTACCGCCGCAATGCACGGCCAATAGTTGGGGAACCCCTTCGGAAAATCCGCCAGGTCGAACATGATTGCTTCTTCCGGCAAGGGATAAACCCGGCCGGATCCAAGCATCGGGATTCCCTTGGTCCGAGCCTCGCGCTCATGCTCCGGGTAGGACGACTCGATTTCGCGAACGTCCTCTTCGGTATAGTGCCCCGCATCGCGGAGCTCCATCTGGACAAAGGTACGCCCGGAAAGCCTGCCGCGCTCCTTGCCGGCGGCCTTATCAAGCTCTTCGAGCTCCTTGATAGCCTCGCGTTCCTCGATGGTCATTGTTTCCTTGATCTCGACACCTTCGTTTGGCCGAAGATACCGGGCGACCACGGACGACATGCCGAGAAGAGGCGTGAACGTGAGAAGAATCGGCCCACGAGTGCGGTTGGTACGGGTCAGCACTTCCGTGTAGAAATCAAGCGGCGGCTCTTCGTCGAGCCACGCTCCACCTAGCGTGTCACCCTGCGCCTTGGCCCGACCCTTCTCGTAGCTCTTTAACGTGATAAGGGACGTGCCTGAGACGCCGTTACGCTCAAATCCGACCTCCACTGTATCAATCAGGTCAGGAACGCCCCTGGCCCACGTAATGCGTTGATGCCGCTCTGCAGGGACCATGCCGGTTCCGATATCCCGGCCACGACCAAACAAGACCCTCTGGACCGTCCCACGGATCGCTTCGCCCGTCACACCGCAAGCCCACCACGGCGACGGCTCGCTGAACTTGAACCCCGGCCAGTCGGCGGGATAGATGCCCGTGGTGTGAAACGCGACCTCGGCCCCAGCGCACCATGTCTTGCCTACCTGGTTGGCAGCCATGAGCATCCGTTCCCGGCGCTTCTTGCCCAGACGGTGAAACTCCAGCTGCTTGGGATACGGGCGGTAATACTGAAGCTTGTTGAACCGCTCGATTTCCTCAAGCTGCCCAGCAAGAATATTCAGCTCGACTAGAAGTTCGTCGTCGTCGACGGCTTCCGCAACGCTCATGCAGGAACAATACACCCTCCCACGCCAAACGCAACAGCACAAACTTTCGATAAAGTTTCGGGATTTACGAAACCCGAAAACCATGCTATCTGCTAGAGGCAGCAACGCCAGCGGTCACGTATACTATTACTAGTATACGTTCTTATATAAAGAGTCTTTATATAAAACAGACTACTAGTAGTCTCTTTACCAATAAATATCTTTAGGAAAGGGGGTCTGGGGGAAAACCCTTTAAGCCCGAGGACCCGAAACAATCGCGAACTAACAGCGATAAAATAGCGAAACTGTGTAGTGCCCCTCGCAAAATAGCGAAACTGTCGCGAAACAGACCAGAACAAACCTCGAAACAGCCGCTGAAATAGCGAACAGACCGCGAAACATCGCGGGTTTTCACGGAAAAATAGCGTCTGGGGCCCCCTCAGGGCGGGGCGATGAACGACTTTGGGGGGTGTGACCCCACCACAAAGGAGTTCAGTGCGTAACTTCCGCCGTAGGTATGGCGTCATCATCAACGCCATCCGTGGCAGTATCATGCACAATGGCCGTTGATGGGTGGATGCGTTTACGGATTTCCTCAATGCGCTCCATGATCGACTGTGCGTCCGTGTAGGAAGGACGCCTGGAAGGATCAGTCAGATCCTCCCTGCGATGAACAGGGCCATGACCAGCTCGGTCCAGTAGATCCTTGATAGCATCAGAGCGTACCTTCTCGGATCGTGCGTTCAGTGCGAGCATCAACTGTGCGTTAATCAGCGCCGGTACCTGCTTCGTGTAAGACTCACGGGACAATTCATCAATCCGCGCAAGTATATGCGGGAGCTTGAGTAAGCGACTCGCCTCACTATGAGCCGAAATATCGGAGTATCCTGCGTCTTTCGCGGACTTCGTTCCGTTCCCATTATTTGTCACATATGCGAAGCAGAAGGCCTCTTGTCGGTCGGTTAGCCGCTTTGCAGACATGGTTCCTCCTGAGGAAGGTACT